GGGTTAACGGGTTGTGCTTTTGTATGCGTTGCGAACCCACATCGCGATTTCTTCAATCTCGACCACGGCCTCGGCCACTGCGTTCATGTACTCCCCCCCGTCGTACTCTGCGGGGTTTTCTCTGAACTCATGCAGGTCTAGCCTTGCTGCGTAAGCAAGCGCGCTGATCCGGCGCATCGCGTCGTGCAAGCTGCGGGGGTTGGTTGCTTCACTCATGCTGCATTCCTAACGGGTTGCTTTGTCGATTGCCGCCCATGCTTGCGACAATTCTGGCATTGCGGAGCTGCCGTGCCCGGCCCAAAAGGCAGACCTGATCGAGCGGGTACGGGTGAACATGGGGAAAGCTCCGAAAGGGCGCCCCGAAGGGCGCAAAAGGGTCAGAACAGATCGAGGTGCTCGGCGTCTGCGCAGGCCGATACCAGTCCATCAAAGTCTTCGGACGGGCCCAGCAAATCAGCGAGGGCTAGCACGGCATCAATGGGCAGGCCGTTGCTGTCGGCGAGGTCTTCGAGGTATGCGCGGCGGTTTGGGAATCCAAAAGCGTGATAAGCGTTCATTGATTCATTCTCCGGGTTGTTCTGGGTTGATCAGATGACGGGCCAGCTGCCCATCAGATGAGAGCATCGCATAGCCTGGGATTGCTTGTCAAGTGCCTGGGCGTTGCGGCTTGCCCGAAGGGCGCCAGTGCGGCATCATCCCCACTGTGTACCGCAACAATCGAGGGCTACAGGGTGACACTAAAGCGAAGAAAGGACATACAAGCGGCGCTCGATACCGTGCCGCTAGCTAGCGTCCTACAAGGGGCAGCAAAGGCAAAGGAAAAGCGACTCAGCGCACGACAAGTTGAGTTCGCTCGGGCGCTAGCGCTAGGCAACAGCAAGGCGGCTGCATATCGGGCATTCAACCCAGCAAGTAAGGCAAGGCCCGAAACCCAGTCAAGGCGAGGGCAAGAGCTGGCGAAGCTTGGCGCAGTGCAGGCTCAGGTCGAGGCCTTCAGGCTGGCTGCGGAGGCTGAGCGGCATCGAACCCCTGCGGCTCTCCGTGCTCTGGTCATTGAGCGGCTGACCCGCCATGCTATTGATGATGATGTAGCGCCAGCTCAGCGGCTGCGCGCGCTCGAGCTACTCGGCAAAGTGACCGAGGTGGCGGCGTTCACCGAGCGCCGCGAGGTTGTCTCCGTGACGGATCCGGGCCGTGCTCGAGCTGCCCTACTGGATAGCCTGCGGTCGGCCTTGCGCGCTGGCGCGGTTGATGCGGTGCCACTGCCGGACAATGCTACCGATGCCGGCCAGCTTGGCGAGCGACCGGAGCCGGCTATCTATATCGGAGCTGATGACATCGAAATCCAGGATGCACCCCCCCGCCGGCTTGCGAGCGAGCGCGACGAGCACCGGCACACCCCCACTCCCCCGCGATCGGCCGCGCCTGCGCCCGCGCCCTTGCACAGCAATTCACACACTGAATCACCTATTTTTTCCGACCCACCCCCATCAAATTTTCCCAGCGCGCAAAGTAACGACGTTACAAAAACACCCCCCCTTGCCATTGACAAATCAGATGGGTAGGGGGATATATTTTTGGCCGTAACCCAGATTGTCATAGGATTGTGACTAACATTTGTTAGTGGAACAGTTATCCACATATCCACAGAGTTATCCACAGGTTGTAAGGATTGTAAGAAATGAGGAGCAAGAAAGTGACACCTGCACAGAAGACGTTGTTGTTGGCTATTGATGAGTGGTGGAAGAGGTTTGGGTTTGGGCCTTCGGTAGATGATTTGTTGTTAGTGACAGGAGAGAAGAGCCGGGGGAATATTTCCCGGAAAATGAAGAAGTTAGTTGAGTTGGGGTTGTGTGTTCATAAGCCGAGGATGGCTAGGAGCATTAGGCCAACCGGGTTGAAGGTGAGGGATATCAATTGAAGGATGAGTTGTTTGAGTTGCTGTCCACAATGACTGATGTTCAGTTGGGTGCGGTTATTGATAAATTGCCGGATGGTCAGCGTGAGCATCTGATTCAGATTGCGGATGAGTATGGCAATGCTTTGAGGCGGGAGAGGGGCCAGAAGCATTTTATGGAGTTTGTTAAAACGATGTGGCCTAGTTTTATTGGGGGGCGACATCATCAGATCATGGCAAATGCTTTTGAAAGAGTTGCTAGAGGTGAGTTAAAGAGGTTGATTATCAATATGCCTCCTAGGCATACGAAGTCGGAGTTTGCTTCTTATCTTTTGCCGGCGTGGTATTTGGGTAAGTTTCCGCAGAAGAAGATTATTCAGTCTTCTAATACTGGGGAGTTGGCTGTTGGTTTTGGCCGGAAAGTGAGGAACTTGGTGGACAGTGAGTCCTACTCCAAGGTTTTTCCGAATGTGGCTCTACGGCACGATTCCAAGGCTGCGGGACGGTGGTCTACCAATGAAAACGGCGAGTATTTTGCTATTGGTGTTGGCGGCACTTTGACTGGCAAGGGTGCGGATCTTTTGATTATTGACGACCCTCACTCGGAGCAGGAGGCAAAGCTTGCCGAATCAGATCCATCGGTGTTTGATTCGGTGTATGAGTGGTATACATCTGGCCCACGGCAGCGTTTGCAGCCGGGAGGTTCTATTGTTATTGTGATGACCCGCTGGGCAAAGAGAGATTTGACCGGCAGAGTATTGAAAGATTCGGCGCAGCGAGGTGGAGACGAGTGGGAGGTTATTGAATTCCCAGCTATATTGCCTTCAGATAAGCCTTTGTGGCCTGAGTTTTGGTCTTATGAGTTGCTTAATGCATTGCGGCTTGAGCTTCCAAATAGCAAATGGCAAGCTCAGTACCAGCAGAATCCGACCTCTGAAGAGGGGGCAATTGTCAAGCGGGAGTGGTGGAAGATCTGGGAGAAAGATGACCCGCCACACTGTGAGTTCATCATCCAGTCTTGGGACACGGCGTTCTTGAAGAGCGAGCGTGCTGACTACTCGGCTTGTACAACGTGGGGGGTGTTCTATATTGATGATGATTCGGGAAGGCCGCAGTCCAATGTGATCCTGTTGAATGCGTTCAAAAAGCGTATGGAGTTTCCTGAACTGAAAGCCAGGGCCTACCAGGAGTTCAAAGACTGGGAGGTGGATAGCTTGATTGTGGAGGCGAAGGCTGCTGGCTCACCTTTGATCTTTGAATTACGCGCCATGGGCATCCCCGTGCAGGAGTTCACGCCAAGCAGGGGCAATGACAAAATTGCTAGACTGAACGCAGTAGCGGATATATTTGCTTCTGGTATGGTTTGGGTTCCTAATACGCACTGGGCAGAAGAACTGATCGAAGAGGTAGCCGCTTTCCCGGCTGGGGACCACGATGACATGGTTGACTCGATGACGCAGGCGCTGCTCAGGTATCGCAAGGGCGGGTTTATTCGACTAGCCTCGGATGAAGATGATGAGCCTTCTTACCGAACGAAGAGGGCGTATTACTAAGATGAACGTAACTCGACTGGAGCCAAGCTGTGGCGACAAACTTTGACAAGGCGCTTAATCCGGAAGCTTTTATTGATGCTGAACCGATTGAGATTGAGATTGAGAACCCGGAGTCTGTGGATATCACTATTGGGGACTTGGAAATCAGCTTGACGCCAAGTTCTGGCGACGATTTCGATAAAAACCTTGCCGAAGACATTGATGAGGGTGACCTGGATTCGCTTGCGGCAGAACTGCTAGGCGACTTTAACGATGACCTTGCCAGTCGCAAGGACTGGATTCAGACTTATGTTGACGGCCTTGAGCTTCTTGGAATGAAGATCGAGGAGCGATCTGAGCCTTGGGAGGGGGCTTGTGGTGTGTATCACCCCATGCTTTCAGAGGCGCTGGTGAAGTTTCAGTCTGAAACCATGATGAGCACCTTCCCGGCTGCTGGGCCGGTCAAAACCAAGGTCATTGGCAAGGAAACCCCAGCCAAGAAAGAGTCCGCTGAGCGTGTCCAAGAGGACATGAACCATCAGTTGACCGACGTTATGACTGAGTACCGGCCTGAGCATGAGCGCATGCTGTGGGGCCTGGGGCTTGCGGGGAATGCGTTCAAGAAGGTGTACTACGACCCGCACTTGCAGCGTCAGGTGGCGATGTATGTGCCTGCTGAAGATATCGTAGTGCCCTATGGCGCGAGTGACTTGGCGTCTGCTCCACGTATTACTCACGTGATGCGTAAGACTGAAAACGAGCTACGCAGGCTTCAGGTTGCTGGGTTCTACCGGGATATTGATCTTGGCGATCCTAACAATGTGCTGGACGAAGTAGAGAAGAAGATTGCCGAGCGGCTGGGCTTTCGAGCGACTTCTGATGAGCGCTATAAGCTGCTGGAGATTCAGGTTGAGTTGGATCTGCCGGGGCATGAGAGCGAGGACGGCATCAAGCTGCCGTATATCGTCACGCTGGAGAAGGGCTCAGCCAAGGTGCTGTCTATCCGGCGCAATTGGCAACCGGATGACAATACCAATGTCAAGCGTAATCACTTGGTCCACTACGGCTATATCCCAGGCTTTGGGTTCTATTGCTTTGGTCTGATCCATTTGATTGGCGCGTATGCCAAATCTTCGACTTCGCTGCTTCGTCAGTTGGTCGATGCAGGTACGCTTTCTAATCTGCCCGGTGGTTTCAAGGCCCGTGGCATGCGGGTCAAGGGTGACGACACTCCGATTAGCCCCGGAGAGTGGCGAGATGTAGATGTGCCTAGTGGCACGATCCGCGATAATCTGCTGCCGCTTCCTTATAAAGAGCCGAGCCAGACGCTGGCTGGGCTGATGGACAAGATAATTGAGGAGGGACGCCGGTTCGCCAATACGGCTGATCTCCAGATTAGTGATATGTCGTCACAAGCCCCTGTCGGGACGACGCTGGCGATTCTTGAGCGCACTCTCAAGACGATGAGCGCTGTTCAGGCCCGCATCCACTATTCAATGAAGCAGGAGTTGGTGCTGCTGCGGGACATCATTAGGGATTACACCCCCGATGAGTATTCGTATGACCCGGACGAGGGGGACCCCAAGGCCAAGAAGTCCGACTACGACGACGTTGATGTCATCCCGGTGAGTGATCCGAATGCGTCCACCATGGCGCAGAAGATTGTTCAGTATCAGGCTGTGATGCAGTTGGCTCAAGGCTCACCCCAGTTGTACAACATGCCCCTGCTCCATAGGCAGATGCTGGACGTTCTTGGGGTTAAAGAAGCCAGCAAACTAGTCCCAATGGATGAGGATCAGAAGCCGATGGATCCGGTGTCTGAGAATCAAAACGTGCTGATGATGAAGCCAGTCAAGGCGTTCGCTTATCAAGACCATCAGGCACACATCATGGTGCATATGTCTGCGATGCAGGATCCGAAGATTCAGCAACTGTTGCAGAGCAACCCTATGGCTCAGCAGTTGGCCTCTGCGATGATGGCTCATATTAATGAGCACCTTGGGTTTGAGTACCGCAAGCAGATCGAGCAGCAATTGGGCTTTTCCCTGCCGCCTCAGAAAGACGAAGCTGGCGAGGATATCAACATGCCGCCTGAGGTTGAAGCCAAACTCGCCCCGCTTCTTGCACAGGCTTCGCAACGGCTGCTTCAGCAGAACCAACAGCAGGCTGCTCAACAGAAGGCTCAACAGCAAGCCCAAGACCCTCTGGTTCAGATGCAAATGCAGGAACTTCAGATCAAGGCACAGGATCAGCAGCGCAAAGCAGCCAAAGATCAGCAGGACGCTCAGCTTAAGCAGCAGCAGATTCAGGTTGAACGTGAGCGAATTGCTGCACAGCAACAAACTGATGCTAAGCGGATTCAGACAGACATGCTGAAGACCGCCGCGCAAATGTCGAACGATAAGAACGCCGCAATGATGGATCTGGGTGTGGACGTACTCAAGCATATGTCCAGCCAGCATCAAGAAGCGAAACTGCGGGAGTTGCAGGAGCGCCATGCCGCCATGCAGGCTCGGGCACAGAAACCCAAGGAACCTAAATGACCGTACTCGACGTTTTGATCCCTCAGATTGACGAGAAGGTTCAGACCTTGAAAGAACATCTGGCGGAGGGCAAAGCCGCCAGTTTTGAGGAATACAAAAGACTTTGTGGTGAGATTCGTGGTCTGCTCACTGCGAGGAGTTACGCCCTAGACCTGAAGTCCAATATGGAGAATATGGATGACTGACATTTTGCTGGCTACAAACCCCGGCAATCCGCAGGTAGTGGGCGCTTATCGCCCAAGCGCTTCTGCTGAAGAAAAAGCCCGACAACTCCCTAGGCCGACGGGGTATCGCATTCTTTGTGCGATTCCAGAGGCAGATAAAGAGTTTGAGGACAGCGAAGTAGGACTTATTAAAGCAGACCTGACTCTTCGCAACGAAGAACTTCTTACGACGGTTCTTTTTGTGGTGGATCTTGGGCCTGATTGCTATAAGGACGAAAGCAAGTTCCCCACCGGGCCGTGGTGCAAAAAGGGCGATTTTGTCCTTGTGCGCCCGCACGCAGGCACCCGACTAGTCATCCATGGTCGGGAGTTCCGAATCATCAATGATGATTCAGTCGAGGGGGTTGTTGAAGATCCCCGTGGCATTAAACGCAAATAAGAGGAGTACAAGATGCCTCCATTTGAACAAGAAGAGTTCAAGTTCCCTGACGAAGCCAATCAGGCCGAGACCGAAGCCAAAGGCACGCCTGAGGTAGAGATCGAGATTGAGGACGATACGCCCACAGAAGATCGTGGCCGCACG